GGATTTATTTTACGTTGTCAATTTATTTTTTTCTATATATTTTTCATAAACGCTCTTACCCTCCTCTTTTGTTATTTTATCATTCAAGTACCCTGCATATAATTCTTTAATACCTAAGCAAGCAACAATACTCGCTGCATAAGCATAATTGTTTTTCTTTTGTTGTGCATCGTTATAATAGCCTCTAATAGCATCAGCCAACGTGTTAGGGTCGTGTTCATTACATAGCTGTACAAATCTAGCATATGCTCTTTTTTTACCGCCCTGCCTAGATTTAACTAGCTTACTATTAATCTCACTCCAAACCTGTTCAAAAAGCTCTTTATGTTTACTTGTTTGTTCAACTTGTATGTTAGTATGCATCTCCTGCACTATCGGTGGTGCAACTCTTGCACGCAGGTCATGCACCTCCTGCACAGGGTAACAAGCAGTATATTCATTGCTATCGTGTCCACCATTATCACTTTTCTTCTTTGTAATTACAACATAGCCAGCCTTCTCCGCTTTCTTTAAATGTGTAAATACACTTCTCAAACTCATACCACTGCTTTGTGCTATTTTCTTTGCACCCGGAAAGCATTGCTCATTCTTAGCATTCATGTAAGTACGCAATGTCAGCAATACTAATCTAGTCATTGGCTCTAAATTGCTTTTTGTGATGGCATCTTCCCATCCCCAAATCCCTTTTTTCATTTTCGACTCCTATAATCTTGGTTTGGATTATCTATAAACATTCTTGATAGCTCACAATATAAATTGACTTCACCTATGTTGCCATGTCTGTTTTTTGTTACAATCATTTCAAGTTTGTTTTGCCCTTCGGTTAATCTTGCTGTTAAGTCATTGTCATTACCTCTGGCGTTTCTGGCTTCGCGTTCAGCATAGTAGAAATCTCTATAGATACCTATCACGCAACTTGCATCTTGCTCAATATGACCAGATTCTCTGAGATCACTAAGCTGTGGCCTCTTATCATCTCTTTGCTCTACTGCCCTGGATAGTTGGCATAATGCCAGTACGGGTACTTCGTACTGCTTTGCTATGGATATCAGCGCATTACTAACTTCAGTAACCTTTTCATAGTTTGATTGCCCTGGCCGCGTTCCAGCAACGTGACCGATATGGTCAATAATAAGTAACTTCAAATCACTACCGCTTGCACGTAACGAGCGTATGGCTCTGTTGGTCACTAGCTTGATGTTGTTGAGGTTTAATCCAACACCTTCTTCCCATTCAATAGGTAGTTTAGCAAATATGTCTGCAGCTCTCTGTATCTTATCTCTTAATTTGTTTTCGCGCCATGCGTGTCGCAACTGACTGTAAATTGGAAAATTCTGTGGCCCATATGCAGTAGCGCCAATACTACTGATAATTCTTTCAGTTTGGCCGCTGTTAGTCATCTCAAGTGATAAAAACACTACACCTTTTCTCTGCATAGCTACATTTTTTGCAATGTTTAAGGCTACTGCTGACTTGCCCATTGATGGCCTTCCTGCCATAACATAAACTCTGCCCGGGACAAATCCACCGAGCATCTGGTCAAGATGAAAGTAACCAGAGTAACAGCTTGCTTGCTCTTTATCTGCGTTCAAGTCTGCTATGAAAGTATCTGATAACTGTTTTGATGTTTCACTTTTGGTAAGCTGCTTATTGCCATCAAGCATAACAGCATCGATATCAGCAACGTAATCTTGCAATACAGTATCTATTGCTTGCTCATTGTCATTCAATTTGCCTTGCAAAGCTCTGGTAAGATAATCTGCCTCTCTACGTTTAGCGTAATCTATAACTATCTCGGAGTATGACTTAACTACATTTTCGTCACCAGCAAAAGTATGAACACACGTTGCCAAATATTCTGCTAGGTCAACATCAACTTCTAACATTGTCAATTGGTTCTTTACGTATATTGCATCGACGCTGTGTCCAGATGTTAGCCTGTCGCTGATGATAATATATATCTTACTGTTTATTGGGTTGTAGAAGTGTTGTTGCGCTAGGCTGTTGCTAACTACATCGTAGTAGTCGTTATCGCGTAATAGACCGCCTATAATGGCCTGTTCAGCCTCTGGTGAGTGATAATCTTGCATTTTTTAATCCTTTTTGCTTGCAATATGTTATATTGTATTTATTATTATGTAAAGCCATTGGTTTCCCCAATAGTGATGGCATCTGGGCGGTAGTTTTCTAATCCTTTTCTATCGCCCTATTTTTTTAGTACACCTCCAGGATAGTAATCCCATGCACAGCTTTCATAAGCTTCTTAACTAGCCTGTAGCGTGCTTGCTTGGCAGTGATAGGTGATTTAACATCTTCCACTATTAATGTGCCTTCTTTGTTCTTGTATTGACTGTCAGCAGTGTATCTACATATCTTTTGGTCATTTACTAATATCTGGTAGACTGGGTGTATCTCAAGGTCTGATATCTCACCATCTTTTAAGCGCTGCTTGTTGTGCAGGTATCTTGCGTGCTCACGCTTGCTGTCAAATGTCATACCATCATCTTTGACCTTGATGGCGTTGTATTTGTTACGTTTATACATCAATCAATTTCCTTAATATTAGGTTTGTAGCTGTCGCCAAATCCACGCGATTGAATTTTTGTACGGCCAACAATTTTTTGTTTAGGCTTCTGACTTTTCTTAGTAGACTTTGTTAAGCTTCTGACTTTCCTGCGGTTAGCCGCATCTCTCCTGTCTTTAGCGAGTCCGCAAGGCTTAACGCACCAAAGCGCTATGTTGCCTTCTTCATGCTTGCCGCCAAATGCTCTTTGCATAATATGCTCAATGCGTATTTTACGTTGTTCAAATTCCAAATCTCTCCCACAGCCACAGCCACACTTGCCACACTGCTCCATAGCTATCTTGGCGTACAAATAATTAGGTATTGTGCGGTACTTGACGTAATCCGGGTGCTCGCTAAACTTCATCGAACAACCTCCTGAGCGCCTCTGTAGTTTCTTCATTCACAAGTTTCTGCCAGTAATGTTGTGATCTAGTATCTTTTCTCCGCTTTGCTCGGTGCAGCATCATGCGATTGAAGTAGGGATGTTCAGTGTAAAAGGTTTCAGTGACTTCGCCTTCATGTTTTTGTATTTTCATTTTAATCTCCTTTATTTAATCTTGCAGACAACACTGTCCAAGCTTTAGCTGCTGTTGCAGGAACAACACCATTTCCAAGCATACGAATGCGGTCAACTCTGTTTTTCTTTACATCAGTTGTACGAGGCGTGTTACCCTCCCAATCCCCTGACCAATTATTTTGCCATTCATTGCTATCGCCATCCAGTGCAGTCCAACCAGGCGGTAAACCCATTAGTTTTTCGACCCAATCTGGATTCAGTGCTTTGCTGTCGGTTGTAGCTCGTACTGCGTCAGCTAAATTATTAGTCATTGGATTACGATTTTTTGCTTTACAAGTTTCAACGTTTTGCCCACCTTTATAATCTCTGGTGGCTGGTGTAGGCCAATTAACTTTGACTGCATCTGCTAACTTAGCGCCATACCAAGCGCTGTCTGGGTCTTTGCTGTGTTTTGATTTGTATTGACCATTAACTATTTCAGTTGGATAGCCACCGCCTGTCGCGTCAAATACTGTAGCTGTCGGCCATGATAAAGACTCTTTTTCTTTGGTGCTGTGCGCCAACTTCACGCGCGCTGAATATTCCCCACGTTGCATTGTAACCATCTTCTTCCAAGTCGCTAATGACTGTGGAGAGTCCAAGCGATATGTGTCCTTCGACGTTTTCGAACATAACTCTATTAGGTCTAATTGCTTCCATGTGTTTTCTGATGACAGGCCACAAGTGTCTGGAATCGTCTTTTCCTTGTCTTTTTCCTGCTTGTGAAAACGGCTGACAGGGATATCCTCCAGTAATGATGTCAACTTTGTTTCGAAAGATTTGTGCTGGGAAACACATAAGATTCGTGTAAATAGGTGCGGCAGGAATGAGTCCTCTTTCCATCTTCTGCACCAAGTTTGTAATGGCGAAGGCTTCGATCTCCACATAAGCGATTGTTCTATGTTCAACCCCTGCAAGCTCAAGTCCTCTTTCGATTCCACCATATCCGCTGCAAAAGCTGATGACAGTTGGTAATTTTTCGGTAGCACCCACATTAAAACTCCCCTCTACAAATCTTGTTTAGTTTGTGTAGTTGGTTAGGTGTTAATCTGCCTTTATGTAGCTTAATAATACATGACCACCGAGATTCCGGGATACCAAAGATGCGCCACTTTCTGACACTATCTTGTTTTATTTCTGTATTTTCTGAAATAGCTTTTGAGCCACCGCAATTTTTTATGATTGATTCAATTGTATGTTTCATTATTTTTCTCCTTTAATGTCTATATCATAAGGAAATGTTTTCCTAATTGCAAGGATTAAGTTTTTGCTTATAATGAATGTAATAACAAAGGATTGAGAAATGAATTACGTTGGTAAAAATGCCTAAAAGATTTTGGACACAAGATAAGATATTACAAATAATAACATTATGGAAAGATGAAACACTTTCTGTAGATCAGATTGCAGCAGAGCTAGGCACTACTAAGTCCTCTGTTGATAAGTTTGCTCATCGCAACCGGGATACATTGCCAAAGCGCGGTCATCAAAAAAAACCAAAGCCTGTCAAGTTTAAATTAGTTCCTAAAGTATCTAATCAATATAAAAAATATACAGATATTAAAATAATACATAAATGCCGTAGACTTTTTGAGGCAGGATACAGCACCCCGGATATTTGTGAGTTGGCTGAAGTAAGTCAATCGACATTTTACAAAATGCGTAAATATGCACCTAAATATTTTATAAAAGTAAAAACGCCACAGCCAGAAAATATTATACCTGTGAAGTTTGCGCCTCCCGGAAAAGGTTATTATTTAAAATCTAATGGTGGATATTTACATTTAAGCGGCAAGACCTTAACATTAAATAGCAAATATGCTTGGCGCGGTACAGAGTATCAATGCACTCTTTTAATGAAAACATCACCATTTAAAAAGCTTATCGCTGTTAGAGAATATTAATGTGGTACTTATTAAAAGTTAAAACTGGCACAGAATTTAAAATTCATGATCTATTAACTGATAATAATATTGAAGTTTACAGCCCTTATGAGAAAAAAGCTGTTAGGCGTAGTAAGCAACAGAAAAAATCTAGGGTTCGAGTTAATTATATTTTGCCTGTTTTACTAGGTTATCTACTTATTAATGTAGATGATTTTACAGAAATTTATGATCTAATAAGCAAATATAGAAATATTTATGGTCTGCTATACGATGGCACGTCACCATATCGACTGCATGACAGCGTTATTAGTGAGCTAAAAGAAATATATCCTGTTGGTTATAAAACAGGTAAATTAAAAAATAGTATTGAGCAAATCAAACCGAGATATAAAAAAAATGATATATTAAAAATTGATAGTGGGCCTTTTACTGGGTTACAGATATCTGTATTGTCAGTCACTGACAGCAATCTAATAGGTAATCTGCAAATATTAGGGGCGGCAAGAGCAGTCACAGTAGCTTTAGACGAAATTAGGCTAAACAAATGAAACAATATTATGATTATCTTGATAGGCTCAGTAGATCAGTAACGCTAGATTACACTAAAAGCCCTGATTACTTAGCTGATAGGTTTGATATAAGCCGTAGTGATGCCTATAGTTATTACATTAAATGGTTTAATAGCAGAAAAGCAGGCAAATAAAAAAGCCCCGAAGGGCTTTCTTTTTCATATTGAATATGGTGTATGATAAACACTCGACATAGTATTGTGCTCCTCCCAGTCAGAGCGTTCTTCGGGTGGTTCATAAAAGCTATTATATAGCTCATAAAATTGGTCTAATGTCGCAATTTCAATCAATGCTTCTAAAATATTTTGTGCATCATCGTTTAATTCAAGTATATCCAGTAAAATATCGTTTTTTTCTTTTTTTTCTACTTCTGTCATTTTATTATCCTTTATTTTCATTAAATTCTGTTTCAATTTCTTCCGCGCAGATTCCGCATCTCCACCCTTCAATATCATCACCATAGTAGGGATAACGATTGACATACCTGCCTGTCCCGGGAGAGCAATTGTTGTCACAATCTACACATACTTCTTTACCAAATATATTATTCATTTTATTATCCTTTTTATTTGCTTAAAAAAGCCCATGTTGAACGATAGCAATATTTGTTGTCAAATATATCAGCCATCAACGCATTAGATTTGCGCCAGAGTTGATATAGTATTTCAAATTTTTCAGCGTGTTTTTTATGTACTTTAGAAATACCAATACTAAGCATTGCTAGCGTTTCATCCCATATTTTTTGAACTTCAATATAGGCTTCGACCTTAAACATTTGCTCACGCTTAATTGTCAATACAGTTGATTGATTTGACATCCCAGACGCTGATAAATCACCATCAACAGCAAATAAATCATATGTTTTGTTTGCATATGGTTTTTTATATACGCATGAATAATTTTCAAGCACCTCTGTAATCTCATCTATTGCAGTGTTTAATGTTGTTTTTATTTCTACATTATTTAACATTTTATAATCCTTTCTTTAAAATGTGTTTTTAATATACATAATAATAATATTAATGCAATAGTAACGTGAATTTAATTCCATATGTGCTGCATTCCAAGTGAAAATTTTATTGCAAAATGTGCAGTTTTATTGGGTTTTATGCTTGTATTATGTTGTCAATTAGCTATAGTAAGTTATCATTTAGAAAGGATTAGAAAAATGAACTATGATATAAAAACTTTTGATAAAGATACTATTGTATATTTCGACAGAACAGAATTTAATTTGATAGGTTATGATTATTATATAAAAGATAATTTTTGCTATATACCCACAACACAAGTTGACAAATTAAAAAAGAAATCTTCAGTAATAAACTCTTTTTTAATTAATAACAATAATAATGAAATTTGTTTCAGTGAATATGATTTTGATGAAACTTACAACCCATTTAAAAAGGATTAGAAAAATGGAAAAACTACTAATAAACGAATTAAAAGAATATACTAAAAAGCATAATTTACCATACATTGACGCATTAGAATTAATAAGTGTTTTAAATAGTCATATTGATTGGTTAGACGATTACATTGCTAAGTGGGATAAAACGCACGATTTAGAATTTAATGAAGAACAACTTTTAACACTATTAAAAGAGCACAGAGGGAGATCTTAAAATGCCAAATAAAAAAGGGCTATATGCCAATATTCATGCAAAGCGAAAACGTATTGCAAAGGGGTCTAATGAGCAAATGAGAAAAGTAGGCACTAAAGGCGCGCCAACTGCTAAAGCTTTTAAAGCGGCTAAAAAAACGGCTAAAAAGAAATAAATATCTTGTTAATAATGGCTATTCTGCTATATTAATAATAGGCAATTAAGCCACATAAAGGATTAAGTTATGACATACGAACATTTAAAAACAGAAATAATAGAACTTGGCGGAGGCTATCAAGCGCGCGTTGTATATTTAGGTGACAATATAGAAAATAAAAAGGTTGCCGTAATTGATAGGCACGACATATGCTTATATGATTCTATAGATGATTTTTGGTATGATTTCGATAAAACTTCGCCCTATTCACCAAAAGCCGAATTAAAGCGCCTTGATATTATGCCAGTCGAAAATTAATATAATTAATAGATAAAATAAAGGATTAAAAAATGATAGAAGATGCCAAAATTTGGGGTGTATGGGTAGGATTAGAGCAAGTAGGTTTCTGTTTAAATGAAAATGAAGCTGATGATTTAGCCACTGAACTAGAAGATGATAAAACGACTGTAGACGATGTTACAGTTGAAATTGATTTGCATTTATTTAGAAGATAAAAACAACTAAACAACAATAATAAACTTATTAGGTCGCTCAGGTGGCCTTTTTTTATGTCTAAATAGTATATAGAAGATAGTACTTAGAATAGATAAGGGACTATTAATAATGTTTTTTAGATCTTTACTGATACATAAACCCAATAAAATCGCGCTTTCATTCTATTTTAGAGTGGTAAATGGTGGATATCAGGGGCTAAGAAATCAAAAATCCTCTGTAAACCTCTACAACAGCCCCCCTGGAGCAGGTATTTTTTGATAACCAATCATACCAAGCTATACACAAAACGCTCTCAGCGGCCATCCTACGAGACTTTTTATATTGATATTTATGGAACAAAACATGAACATGGGGTAGCAGCCGATTTGGCATAAAAAAACCCCGCTAAAAGCGAGGCCATAAGATAATAAGTTTTATTATATATTTAAGTCAATACAATGAACCAAAGCGTGCAAATGGCTGTAAATGCGGCCATTGTGAAAAGATTGACAAGATCTAAAATGAACTCTTTTGATGTAAAATATTTAAACATTATTAGCACCCTATCAATTCAATTTCGCAATCATGAATGCCCATTTCATCATTCTTGTATGATAAGGTAAAGTTATCACCCCACCAATAACCC